CTATTCAGTTAAGTAAACTTAATATTATTGATATTCAATATGATAATTTGGCATATTGTTGCACTACTCCATTTCATACTTTATATGTTCGTAGAAATGGTAAAGCTGTATGGTGTGGAAATTGCTCAGACATAGGCATACCCATAGAAGCATTTACCATTGAAGGATTACTACCAAGATTTTCAAAGGTATGCTTTGGTGCTAAACCTGTTGTATGGGTAAGAGGAACGAGTGATGATGACCATGCTGAAGCACCCATAGTCCAAGACGCATTGAACTTCCAGTTATCCAAGAAAATCAAGATTTACAGGCGTATGAAACCTGTATATAAGAATACCATAATGCATGGTGACGGATTTGCCAAGTGTGTATGGGAAGTAGAAAAGAAAATCATCAATAGGACTGTTTACTATATTAAAAACACAGTAAATGGTCAATATCTTGTTGATGAACAGGGCGAAAATGTTTTAGTGGGTAAAGACACAGAGATACCACCTGTTGATGAACAGGGTTTCCCACAGGAGAAAGAAAAACAGATTTTATCAGATGAGAAGAAAGTATATGACTGCCCTAAAGTCTATTCAAGAAATATCAAACAAGTCATAATCCCTAAAGACGCAATTTCACCTAATGTAGATGAGATTGATTGGATATGTGATACATACGAAAGGACTATTGACTGGTGTAAAAGAAATACTGGTGAAATAGAAGAAGGAAAGTTTGATGAATTCGCTGTAAGAGAACTTGAAGAAAAGATTTTAGTCAAAAATCCACAGGACAGGTCAGAGGGTCATGGATTTACAAAGATACTTATAAGCGAGTGGCATGGTAAATATGATATAAATGATGACGGATTAGACGAAGAAGTCGTAGTGTTTATAGGTTCAGCTAATCTCAATACAAACTCAAGCACTAAAAATGAAATAGAGGACTCAAAACTTTTAGGTTGGATGATTACACCTTACCCACAAAGACCATTTTTCCATTACCAGATTATCCCTATGGATAATTCATTTTATGGTAAGGGTGTTCCTGAATTCTTGATAGGCATAAGAAATCTTGTTGACGCTGTATTTAATCAGATGATTGATAGGGGGTCTATAACAAACAACCCACCTGTGATAGTGCCTGCTGGACATGACCCTGATGAGAACCCATACGGACCAGGAGCTCAATGGGTATCTGATAACCCTTCCGCTTACAGGGTATTGGATATGCCTAAATCAGAACAATTAGAATTTACTAAAATGGAATTCTTATTGGCATTAGTCCAAAAGTTATTCGGTGTTACCGATTATTCATTAGGACAGGAAAGCTCAATAGCGAAGAACAGGACAGCGACAGGAATAATGACCATAGTCGGTGAAGGGAATATAAAGTTTGATGATATGATAAGAAGTTTACAGGATATAAACGAAGATTTATATGATTTTATAGTCCAGCTTAACGCAGATTTACTTGATGATGAATTTGTCTATGCTGTTACAGGTGCGGAAGTCAATCCGTTCCGTAAAATCACTAAAAAACAATGGACAGGTAATTTTGATTTTGAGTCAGTAGGGAACTCAATAAATATCAATCGTGAGATAGAACAAAATCGTGCTATACTTGCGTATAGGACTGCTATGGATTCGGTAGGTAAAAATCCTGTAATAACGCCAGAAGTATTGCGTGGTCTTACAGAAAATTTATTCAGGTCAATAGATATGCGTAATATAAAAATACCGACAGTAGAAGAATTACAGCAGATGAAGATACCGGAAACAGCTCAAGCATTAAAGCTGTTAGAACAACAGAAAATGGAAGAATTGAGAAAAGGAGGACAAAGTGGACAAGGTGGAGCCCAAACAGGACAACCGCAAGGACAACCGAGTGCAGGAATACCAGGCATGGTTTGACATATCAAACTCTAATGGCTGGCTTATATACAAAAAAGAATTAGAAAAAATAATAAATGTTTACAGGATTTATATGGATAATCCTACTGCCAACGCAGAATTGATAAAAAATTATCAGTTGATTAAAAAGGGATTACAGATGGCATTTGATATACCGAAGTCATTAGAGTTTAAGGCGAAGATAGCACGAAAGGAGATGAGGTAATGGATATTTCACTCAATGAATTAAACGATAAGTTAAACGCAATAATGGAACATTTAGGGGTAAAGAAAGTATCAGAAAAAGAATATATGGATATGCCCGAAGAAGAAAAAGACGCCGTTGATGAAGAAAGTATGAAAGAAAGTAAGAAAGAATAATGGATTGGACAAAAGATTTTATAGAAACTTTTAAAAATAGCAAGGAACTCAAGGACTTAGAAAAAGAAAAGTTCTTTGGAAATGTTCAGTTAAATTTTTATAATGGAAAGGTAGTAGCGATAAATAAGTATCAGACAATCAAAATACACGGATAATTCTAAAACAGAAAGCCGTATAAAGTAAACCTACAATTTGTAGGAACTCTATACGGTTTTTTTATTTAAGGAGGTAGGTATGTTGGAAAATCAAGGTAAAGCCGATGAAAAGGAAACCTTGACCCAAGAAGGTCAAGAGCAAGAAACTCAGACTGAAGCCAATGAGGTAAATCAGCCTGAGGGTAACGAGGGTAAGTTGTATGCTGGAGTATTTAAGACGCCTGAAGAACTTGAGCAGGGCTATGTCAATTCTAATCGTGAAGCGACACGCATGGCTCAAGAAATCAAAAGGTTAGTCCAGCAGGCAAGCACACCAAAGGAAAAGGAAGCGGTAGCGGAGGAAATAACAGACCTTACCAAGCACTTTGACCCTGAAACTGCTAAGATTTTGTCTGGGTATGTTAAGAACATGTTGAAAACTGAATTTAGTAGTTTTCAGGAGAGTTCTAAAAAACAGACAGAATTTCAGAGTCAGGTATCAGATGTTTGGGAGGAAACTAAGAAGGAATTTCCTGACGCCGCAAATCCTCAAAGTAAGCTATACTCCAGAGCAAATGAAATACTATATGAACGGGGATTAGCTGAACAGACTCCTGATGGTGGTGTAAAACTTCTTACTCCTTTCGCATACCGTATTGCTGTTGAAGCGGCTTCCGTAGAGTTGGGTAAGCAGGCTTCGGAAAACGCTGGAACAAATGCAAAAAAAGGTCAGGCAGGTGCTATACAGGGTAAAGGGTCAAAAACTTCATCTGGTAAATTGACCTATGACCAGTATAACAAATTGTCTGATGACGAAAAAGACGCTTACGATAAACAAACAACAGGGAGATAAGAAATGTCTACTTTAAATCTTCACACCTATGCTTCTGGTGCTGGCGAGTTTGATTACGCCATACCAGAGTTTTGGACCTCGCGACTTTACGATGATGGTATTCGTAAGGCATTTTGGGGTTCAAGGTTTGAAGGTAAAGAAGGTTCAAGCAAACCCATCATAACTAAAGATGATTTTGTTAAGGGTCCAGGAGATGCTATACATTTTCAGACCATGAGCCAACTCATTTCTTCAGGTGTAACAGGCGAATCTACACTTGAAGCAAATGAAGATAAGCTGTCCATGAGCCAGTTTGACCTTACGGTTGATTGGATTAGGAACGCTGTATCTTTTACTGAAAATCTTGAAAGGAAAGTAAACTTTAGTATAGTTCAGGTAGCAAGGAAAAGGTTATCAGATTGGTTGTCCAGATACATAGATGAAGGTATGGACACTCAGCTTATAACAACCGAATCACCTGATACTATTTATTCTGGCGATGCTTCTACCGAAGCTACATTAGGTGATAATGATACTTTCGGAACAGAAGAAATTGACAGGATAAAATTAGCACTTCAGAGAAAAGGTGCTATACCTGTATCCGTTAAGATGAAGGATGGCGAAGAACTTGATATGTATGGTATCGCCATATCTGAAATTGACGAGTATTGGCTAAAGGGTGATAGTGTTTGGCAACAGGCTCAGAGAGAATCTGGGATAAGGGGTAATGAGAACAGGATATTTACAGGTGCTTTAGGGGTATATAATGGTTGTATATTATATGTCCGTAAGTCAGTAAAATCTGGTTATAATATCCAAGGCTCACCTTTAAGACCAGAGTGTAGGCTATACACAGGTATAGCTTCAACAGGTGAAACAACTGTTACTGTAGGTTCTAATTCCAAAGCTAATTATACAAAGTTCTTCCCAGCAACAGGGACACTTCGTATAGATAGTGAGGATATAGCTTATACAGCTAAGACAGTTACTACTTTTACCATAGCTAATGGGACAAGGGCTCAGAACGGAACAACTGGTGCTGCCCATACCGCAGGTGCATTGATTACTTTAAGAAATGTATCTACGCAGATAGGCTTTGGTGCTGAAGTAGCAGTCAGAGGTTGGGGGATGAAACCGACTCCAATTTCTCAGAGTTATGATTACGGTTTTGAGAACGGCGTTGGGATTAAAGCAATCTTCGGACAGGTTGCCGTAAAAGATACTCTGTCAGCTTGTAAGAACTATCTTTTAATGAAATCCTATGCTAAAAACCCAGGCACTATATAAGGAGATAAAGCCATGAAGAAATTACTTATTGCTTTAATCGTCCTTGGGTTGATAGCTATAGGGACTACGGTTTCTAACGCTGATTCCACGAGGACAATACCTCATAACTTTAGGGCCTTTGCCGCAGACACAGAAGGCATACCAGGTGGCACTATATACAGGATTACAGGCGTTGCTACAGGAAGCAACTCTGTTTTCGGTATATACAATGTGGCTACTTTGGAAGAAGCTGCTGTAACTGTTTGTGCGGTTGAAGGTGGCGAAGCTACCTCAGGCGACCCTCTCCCTCATTACTATTTTGGGGAAGAAGGATTACAGTTGAACGCAGGTTTTACTGTAGTGGTCTATAATTGCACTATAGTTGTGGAGTATCTATAAACACTTATGGGGAAGGGGCAACCCTTCCCCATAATACAAGGAGATAAGATGAAAAAATTACTATTAACACTACTCATTTTAGGGATATTTACCTGCCCTGTATTTGCTGACAGGAATACTCCTACTATTACAGGGTATTCAGCTACCGCACAGATAAAAACAGGTGATTGGAAGATTTACAGGATTACATTTATAGCTACCGCTAATGCTGGTAATTTCGCTATATATGATATTTTAAGCACTACAACTCCGAGTGACGCTACCATAAAGACAGAGGGAAGCGAAGCTACTTCGTTAAATGGTAAAAACTATGACTTCACAGGTAAACCACTTGAAGGGTCAACAGGTCTTTATCTTGTAGTCAACGACGGAACAGTAGTATTGGAATACGAATAATGTTTGATATTCTGTTAGCGTTATTTTTGCTATTATCACCCATAATACTGTTACCAGCGATAGGTAATGTTACTGCTCTACAATTCTATCAATTTGGTGTGATAGACAGCAGGAATACCTATTTACAGTTACAGTTTTTTCAGGTGGGGTCTATAGTGCTGTATCTTTCAAGTTTTTTCTGTAAGAAACAAAGGGTATTTAAGGATAACTATCTCGTATTATTTATCTTGGCGTGTATTGTAAGTATATTCCTACACCCCATATCAATAAAATCATTTCCTAATATACTGTTGGGATTTTTACTCTACAAAACGGTATATGAATATTCTTTAGATATAAAGAAAATCCTGTTTCCTGTTTTTTTAGTATGTATGATGAATTTTACTTTTGCCGTAATACAATCCCATGGTATAGGATTTATATATAATTCAACAGGCAGGATTGACGGATTGATGAAAATATCCACTCATTTGGGGGTATATCAGGCGTTGAGTTTCCCGATATGCCTTATGCTTAATCCAGTCCTATGTGTATTTCCTTTGATTAGTCTGTATTTAGCACACTCGCATACTGCGTTCATAGCAATATCCGCAGGATTGATTTACTTATTCAGGAAGAAAATACTGTATATAGGGTCGGTAAGTTTTCTATTTATAATAGCATTAGCGACAATACTTGTTGTTAATAATTGGAATTTAATGCTTGGTGAATTTGAAACAAGACTATGGATATGGAGAGAAACTTTTTATAGACTTACATTTTGGGGTCATGGATTTGTAAAGTTTGATATTTTAAGGGAAGGTATGGGTCATTATGAAAGTCCTTACAATGTCTATCTGAGTGTGCTATATGCTTTAGGGGTATTAAGCATACCTTTATTTATATGGCTTGCTAACTTAATACAAAAAGCATTTACTAAAAAAGACTTTGCTACACAGATGATTTTTTCATCTTGTATAATACTTTTATTCGCAGGACTTCGTATGTCAATAATGGATTTTCCGAGGATAGCTGGAACTGCTATCGTATTATTCGCATTGTTAAAAACAAGATAGGGGGGTTGTATGGTTTTGCTTAAATATGTTGGGTCAAGGTCGTTTACAAAAGTGATGTATAACAGGAAACCTTATGTCTTTAAAAAAGATACTAATTTTTCGTGTGAAGTGCCACAGGATTTAGTTGAGTGGTTAGCCCAATACGCAAGGGGTCAATATCAGGTATCACCGACTAAGGTTGAGATAAAGACAGTAATCAAAGAAGTAGAAGTGCCTAAAAAACTCATCTGTGATGTATGCGGATTTGAAGCAAAGACCGAACAAGGTCTTTTAGTCCATGGTAGAAAACATAAAAAGGAGGAAAAATAATGTCAAGACAAATGCTTTCAGAACAGGAAAAAAGGTTCTTATCTTTCTTAAACCTTGAGGAAGAAACCGCTAAATTGAACAAGGAAAAAACAAGGTTGATTAAAGATGTGTCAACAGAGAGTAAGAAATTATCTGATTTGGTTGAAAGGGGCTTACAGATAGAAAAGAAAGCTCAGGATATATTATCGTCAGCTAAAGTATCAGCAGAGTTAATCCTGAATAGGTCTGATAAGACTGAAGATGAAATAAACTCAAAGAAGTCAGAAGCAATAGGGAAGATAGCAGAGCTTGAAGCTACAAAAAAGGAATATGAAAAAAAGATAAAATCAACCGAAGGATTGGAGAAAAATCTCAGTTTAGAGAATAAGGTCGTGTCTGAATTAAAATCTAAACTATTAAAATTAGTAGATTTGATAAAAGACACAATGAAATGAGGTAATTATGCCCACATTTGGATTACAACTAAGCACGATTAGAAGTCGTGTTATGGACTATGGCAATATAAAGAATATTGAGGGTGCGTCTGATAAAGCCGATATAGCCATAAATGACGCTATGAGGAAGTTAGCAGGTGAAAGGCGTTGGTATGCCCTTAGGCGTCAAGGCACGATAACACCTATTACTGACACCCAAAGCTATGTCTTAACAGGTATGTCAGGATTTAACTACCCTGTAAGGGTGTATTATATCTCAAATGGCATAGAACAACCGATAGACATAGTAAATGAAAGTGAGTGGGCAGATATGAACGATAATGACTCGTCAGGCGACCCGTCAATCTGTGCGTTCCTTGAAATATCAGGTGCTATGAAGTTATATCTATCACCATTACCGTCGTCAACATTTATCAGTCAATATACGAGTATATATATTGATTATGATAAAAAACCAGATGAACTTTCAAGCGATACTGATGTTCCTGAAATACCGCCTACAAACTGTCAAATGGTTTTAGTTTATACCGCTGTGGCTGAATTGCTTGCTAAACAGGGCGACTCTACAGGTATGCAGATGTGGGAAGCAAAAGCTATGAAAGAATTGAATAAGTATTTTACTAATGATATTAACTTCAGGGGTGCGAAGTTTCAAAGGGGTAAACCTATGTTCGGGATAATGGGTGGTAGTGCTTCAGGATTAAAAAGGGATTATAGATGATAAAAAAGACTTTAACAATAATCAATGATTTTTCAGGCGGTCAGGATACAAAGACACCTATAATAGCTATGCCTTTGACTAAAAGTCCTAATATGAGGAATTGGCATTGTGCTGGTGTGCCTAATAGGTTAAAAAAACGTGGTGGGTATGCTAAAGTCAATTCATCTACGGTTGAGTCAGATAATCTTGATGCGTATTATTCACCAGGATACCAGACTACTGATTATGCTTTAAGAGATACCACCGCCCATACCGAGATTTCACAGGGATTTAAGGCAAATACATCTGATACTGTAACACAGATAAAGCTATGGTTAAAATCAGAAGGAACACCAGCAGGGACAGATACCATAACACTTGAAATACATACTGACGCTTCAGGCGTTCCGTCAGGGACACCCGTAGCAAACGCTACTGCTACCGCAGTTGACATATCAGATAGTCTTACATCAAGCTACGCTTGGATTACTTTTACATTTGCTACAAAACCGACTTTAGTATCAGGGACACAATATCATTTAGTATTGACAGGTGCTTTTACTGTAAGTGCTGTAAATTATGTAGAGTGGGGAGTTGATGATTATGATATAATCTTCCCTGACGGGTCAATGTCAGTATATGACGGGTCAACTTGGGTAACAGATAGTCTTTATGACGCCTGCTTTGAAGTCTATGTCACAGGCGGTGAAAAAGGTAATGACGGGGTGGCTTTATGGGATTTCTGGTCTAAAAATATGTTATTAGGTGTGTTTGGGACTACATTTTATAAAATGGATAAAGACTCCACAGGCGACCCTGACGGTGTATGGGACGTAGTAGGTGGTGGTTCTGCGTGGGATAGTTATACAAAGTTAATGCTTCATGGTGACGGTGTTGACGCCGCAACTACTATTACTGATGAAATCGGTAACACCATGACTGCGGTAAATGATACACAGATTGATACCGCCCAAAAGGTATTTGGGACAGCTTCTATACTTTTTGACGGGGCAGGGGATGGGTTAACTACTCCAGATGATTCTGATTGGGATTTTGATTCATCTAACTTTACAATAGATATGAGGGTAAGATTTGCGGCATTACCGACAGCTGGAAAAGTAAATATCCTTATAGGACAATATGCTGACGCAACTAATATATGGTACGTAGGTCAGATTTTTAATAACGCAGGGACATACAGATTGGGTATATTGGGTCTTGAAACAGGAACAGGTAATGACGGAGTTTATGTAGATTCAACGGGATTATCAATAAATACATGGTATCATCTTGAATTTGTAAGAAGTGGGAATAGTTATTATTTTTTTCAAGATGGGGTATTACAGGGAACGGCACAGACTAATTCAGGCGATATGCCTAATGTAGCGTCGGTTCTTTACATAGGAAGCCATCCTGGCGATGACTCAAATCCTCTTAATGGGTGGATAGATGAATTAAGAATATCAAAGGGCATAGCCCGTCATACAGCTAATTTTACACCTCCTACAGCGGCTTATTCAGCAAGTGCCACTCCCATAACATCTTCAAGGTTTTGGACTATGGCTGATTGGCAATCAGGCAGGTCTTTAATAAATACAGATATAGGATTATACACCTATACAGGCACAGGAAATATATCTACTGTCGCCGCCGCACCAATAGGTAAATATACAGTAATATGGAAAAAATATGTATTTATGGCAGGGATAAGGGGTTCACTAAACACAGTAAGATATTCTGATTTGTCAGATTATACCACATGGTCAGCTACAAATACTTTAAACTTTGATACTTCCGACGGTGATGTGATAACAGGGATAAGGATATTAAAAGGTAAATTATATGTATTTAAAAGATATTCAATCCATAGGGTTACTTATTTAGGCAGTAATCCGACATTTCAGGTTGACCAAGTATCAGGTCTTGGGTGTCCAAGCCACTATACGATAAAAGAAGTTGATATGGGTGGTGATTTAGGGACAGTATTGATATTTCTTACTACCGATAAGAAATTAGCCATATTTGACGGATATAATATACAGACTATAAGTGATGTATTGACCGAAGAAACTAATGATTTATTCGCTACCGCTGATGACCAACCATTAAGTTTCAGCGATATGAACCTTACTTATGTAGATTTATTCCACGCTTCCGTAAAGACAGATACACAGGAATATATTTTATATTGTGTATTAGGGACAGATACTACCATAAATTATGCTTTTGTATTTGACTAT